GACCGTCAAAACGAGAATAGTCAGTCAAGAGAACAAACAGGGCAGCGGCACAAATATCCGCAGTGCGCTTAGATATTTTGCTTGGATCTTTGCCGATCGAGCACCAAACATGGCGGGAGAGCAAACGCGTGAAAGCGTACATGAATGCTGAAGACTCCGCCTTGTGTTCGGGCTCGAGAGGGGTAATGATGCGCGGCACAGTGATACTGACGCCGGCCTCCGCTTTCTGGAAGGTCTTAAGAGCAGGTGGTTCGCTGGGCGGCTCAGAAATGAAAGCGCGGTAATTGATGCCGCGCTGCGCCGCACTCGTCTGAACGGACTCGACGTCCGCAAACGGGACCGGCACCCCAGTGCCGGCCTCAGCCCCACACACCAGCCTAGCGAAACGAATCGCATACTTCTGGGCGAGGTAGACACCACGGTCGGTGGGCCCCTCTCCGCGAAGCGCGGCATTGATGTTTTCTACCCTTCCTTTCACACCCGCCGCATCGTTATCGTAACATTTTGCGGGTGCGAAGATGTTGGTGACGAACCCCGGCATATATGACTGCATGGAAGGACGCAAGTCATAACACGTAGCCACAGGGCCCCAAACGTAAGCACGGCACTTCTGAGCAGGAAACTGAACAAACTCAGACTTGCGCTCGGCGAACGTATTATTGTAAGAGGTGAGCCATGCGGCCATGCGATTGCGGTCTCCCGCAGGCACGGTGGAAGGCATGGCATTTGCCACAGCGCCCGGAGTGGGGCGCGGGCCTGGCGTGGAAGCCAACATAGCAACGTAAGAGTCCAATTCGATGGGCGCGGTGGTACAAGAGTACTCACAGGGCTTGCCGATGGACACGTACGCCCGGTCCGACTTCTGAATGACGAGGCGTGTGTACGGGGTCGTAACAGGCGACTGCCGTACAGGGTTCAAACGCGTCAGGTCATCACGGTCCAGCATGGCAACGACCCACGCCGAACTGAGGCCAAACCGGGCCACGGGTGTTAAAAGCAGAGAGACGTAATCACGGCCAATCACCCGACGTTCAAGGGTGTAGATGGTTGCGACGTAAGGAACGCCGAGGAACCAACCAATGGCTGCAATATGGTCTCCCTGCCAGTTCCAGAGGCGATGAACGTACACAGCCCCGCCGACGACACGATAATCGAGCTCGCCGGCGTGGTTGAACGTGTAGAGGACTTCGCCATCTGCACGTGAAACGCCTTCCGGAATAATGGTATTTATGATCAGCGCGTGACGCCCCCCCGCAAGCTCATAAGGCATGTCGAGGTAAAAATCACAATCCACAAGGACTTGGATATGTTCAGGGCGCAGCGCGTCGCATTGATATGTTTTGGCGAAATCCTTTGGGGTCGCGTAAGGTGAATAACCCTCCTGATTCGCGGCCTGTTCGCCACGTGACATAGTCACGAAGTAAGGAGCGCAAGCGACATGTGTTATCACGGCATTCGCAAAAGCGCGTCCAGTGGTGCGCACCGCGGCCGAAACCGGGTGTGAATGGTTGTTAGGTGGCGGGGCCTGCACGACGGGCTCCGACGAAAATGCGGTCTTAAGCAAGTCCGCAAAAGGCGTGACGTAGGTCTGCTGCCTACGCCAATGGAGATATCTCGACTGAAGGTCGAGCATGACACGCGCAAAATGCGCAGGTGCCAGGGCACGCCAAGTAACGACCCAGGAAAACGAGACGGCGGCAACAAGGCTAAACGTCAACGAAAACACGAGGATACATCTCAAGGCGATGTCGGCAGCAAGGAAACCGAGCTGCATGGCGGCCAGGAGGGCAACCGCCGTGTACCAGTAGAGGTACACCTGCAGCGTAACTAGTACGCTGGAAAGGCCCCGCACCACGGTGAG